CCCTGCTGTAGTGTCTACTGAAACATTCCCATACATAGGATCTACTGTCCCGCTTTCAGCTACAGCTAAAAAAGGCCACTTAGGTTCTTCAGTAACAATATCTGCGTAAGCACGATTAAGGCAATCTTGTGCATGTTTTTGAATACCAATAGCAGTTGAAAAATTACTAGTAGTCAAAGGAACTTCATTGAGTTCCCTTAGTAATTCATTAGTTAACTGAAGAAATGTTGTAGCCATTTTTAACACTCGTAAGTTTTAGGCATTGCATCTTTCATGGTTTTACCATACTGAGGCTGAGAACCTTTAGTACTAACTGGCCCTCCCATGTTCATTTTTGTTTTAGCTGTGGCTTTACCACCGTGAGCATATTTACTTTTGTATGCTTTGTTCTTTTTCATCATGTTTTTTATTTCCGAATATTTTGTCCCAGTTTGAGGAATATTGAGAATGAGTTACTTGACTTTCTCTAGGTCTTGAATTTTGCTTGCTTCTAGATTTAAGAATTATACGTTTATTTTTTTCCATCTTAAAAGTTAGGGGGCTTTTACACCCCCTTCCTCCTTATAAAGTTACTAGTCGATTGTGTAGAATGCTTGTACGCATGCTTCAGGTCGAAGTACTTTAACACCGTGTACATGAAGGCCACGGACAATATCACCAAAAGATGATGGGTCACGGATAACTTCAGTGTTCACAATAGTCTGCGCGGTTGCTACGGCAGACATATGTCCACACATAACTTGGGCAGTTGCTGTAGTTGTTGCAGGTACATTGTTAGACTTGTACATGCTAAAGCCACGGAGCTTGCCAGAGCTTATCAAACCATTACGGATTGAACCCTGACCTGCATTGTAGTCTACTGACAAGAGCTTAGAGTCAGACTGTGAAAGCTCTTCGTAGAACTCTGGAGATGCTACAAACCAACGACCTTCTTCCGGTACGTTTTGCTCATCAAGAAGACGAGCCATACGAGCCATAAGGTCGAGTGGGTCTACTTCAGCAGAAGCACCAAGATCGATTGACGCAGTAGTCTCGCCTAAGCCCCCAGAACCTACCGCAGCGTCAGCGCCGAGGATGTGGTCAGGAGCAGAAGCAGACATACCTGCTGCAATCTTAGCAAGAACATTTTCGTCAAATGCATCCTTAAGTGAGTAAGCAGCACTTGATGCAGCAATCTCACGCCAGTTTACATGCGACATGTTGCTTTCAATATCATCAACGATGAACTTGAATGCGTTTGCAGTATCAACAACAAGAGTTGTCTCTTGGTCAGTAAGTTTAGTTTGTGTAACATCCGCACCACGCTCGTATTGATATACTTGAATGGTAGGCTCTTTAATGATTCGTACTGAATCACCGAAAGCTGAAATGTCACCAGAGTAATCAGTATTAGTGATTGCCTCGGCTACTGATGCTTTACGGAAGAAGTTAAGAACTTGCTTACTGTAAACAGCAGGTAGGAAAAACGAGTTAGTTTGTCCTGTAACGCTGTTTCCAAAGTTACCGTTGGTGTCAGTTGATTGTTCAAAAAACTGATCTGATTGGTTATACGCCATGATAAATTACCTTTTTAAAAGACTAAGTTATTTAGTTACTCGGCCTTCTGAGATCGCAAGATTAATTTCTTGCTCGTACTTATCATACTGATCCACAGACATCCGAGCGATTTCCCGTTCTGTCCAAATCTTTGGTTGCTTAGTATCAATGGTTTTTGTTTTAGTTGAAACCATATCAGCTGCACTTCCCTTAGACTTAGCAGGTTTTTTGGACGACTGAGCAATACCGTTTTCTACTTTATACAAATCAATAGCTCGACTTGCTAAAGCAACATTGTCGGGATTTTTGTAAATCCAGTTCTGAATTTCAGTAGGTTGTTCCTTAGCCCAAGCATGAAAGTTTTCATCACCTCGAATATCTTCAAAGTCAGGATGTCTTTCACGAAGAGAAACTTCCGCTTCTTGCTTGGCTATGGCAGCTTCACGTTGCTTTATAGTAACTAGCTCCTGCCGTATATCGGCTATCTGCTGTTCACTTTGCATGTGTGCAACTGACTCTACTGTTTCATACAGATCTGGATGCTTCTTACGAAAATCTTCAAGTTCCTCAAAAGACTTGGGAGCTTTATAATCTGGAGCTGCTATTTTAGCTTCTGCCAGAAGTTCCTGCTCTCGTTGTTTAAATTGATTAACTTTAGTATCGTAATGCTTCTTTAGATCGTCGTACCTTTTTTTGTAGTTTGTATCGGCAGATTGACTTTCCTTATCAGGGGTCGCCTCTTTAGAGGGAGTAGCCTTCTTAGGTTCTTCAAAGAAAAGAGTGTTCGCGCTAACAAATTCTTTATCTTCTCCGTTGTGCCAATCTTTTTTCATGTTGTAAGGGTTTGCTGTTGCTTCCTCTTCTACAACTGTCTCAGTCATGCTTATCTCCAAACGGGGCTTGTAGTCTACAAGGTAGCCGTACCATCATATCTCGTCAGAAAGGTAGGGGCTTGTACTTCAAGGTAGCCGTAAAATTAACGAACGCTAGGCATTTGATTAGACATTAACATTTCTTGTTGAATATCTTTTCCCCTTTCGGGTTCTTGCCTGCTCATAAGACCTCCGTCATAAGCACGTTCTGCTTCATCCATCATGGATTGAAGATTGTCTGCGCCTATTTGGTCGGTCGCTTTTCTGGTCATTACAAACTCACCGTCCGATAATCTAGCGGGGATAGAGTCTGAAACACCAGTTCCTGGGCCTTCTACTTCACCTGCTCCAGTAAACTCAGCAGCAGTAGTTACAACCTTGTCAAAGATTTGACTTAGTTGAGCATCTCCTGCTAAAGCATCTTGTAGATATGTCAGCTCTTCTGGTTCGAGTGCTTCTGACATAACATAATTCTTGTGTTCTTCTACCATCATTTTATCTGGCAGCTGTGAAGCCATTGCTTCATCCATTTCTTCTGGGGGAATATTATCGTATGTATCTTCAGGAACTTCCTGAGCTGCTTCCATTTCTGGTGGTACAAATAACGAGCCTTCGTTATACTTAAGTCTGTCATCTTTAACGACACCTAAGCTTTTTAATTCTTTTAATACTTCTTTAGCTGCTTCTTTTTTAATTTTTTTAGCTTCTTTGGGTTCTGATAATTCATCAATCCCTGCTTCTTCAACAGCTTCATATCCTGCAAAGATCTGATACTTTCCTATTACTGACTCACGGTCTTTTTCATTTTTAAAACTATTAATATAATCAATG